AATATTGATCATAAAAGTCTACCCGAAGAAAGTGTTTCTAAAGATATATTTTCAAAAGATTCAATTTTAACACCAATTTTTAATTATATGAAAGCATATTATGATAAAAAAACATATGATCCTAAAATACATCAACAATATACAGATGACGACGATCGTAAAAAAGACTTATATAAACTTATATGGGAACACTCTTCTATACAAAAAGATAAAATACCAATCAAAGTAATGAGTTGGAATATAATGTCTAATAATTTATGGAGTTCTGAACAAAAATTCTCTAATTTACATGGATTTGATCATCTAACTGATATAATTGATGATCAAAGTAAAGCACAAAGATATGCTAATGTTGAAGGTCAAATACTAGATTATGAACCAGATATTTTATTAGTTCAAGAATTAAATAATAGAGATATTCCATATAGAAATAAATTTATTAATTTATCATTTAATTTAGAATTTGGTAATTTAAAAACAGATCCCAAATCATTCGGTAATAATTGTAAATATGATGAAAAAAGTAAAATGAAAATAACAGGTAAATTCTTTATGGTTGGAACATATTATAATAAACATATTTTTGAATTAATAAATACAGTTGGTGGATGCTTTTTAGCTGAAAAATATCCTACAGATTCTGGTAGTGGTTATAGTTGTATGTTATTAAGAGATAAAAGAACTAATAAACGAGTATTTATTTTAAATATGCATATATCAGTATCCGATTGGAATGATAAAGATTATTCTATGGAAAGAATTTCAGACGAGATTAATAAATATGTAGATCCATTTATTAGATATAATAGTATTAATTCCAAAGATATTGTAATTGTTGGTGGTGATTTAAATGGAGGAAAAATAATAAATCATAGTAATTCAGCAAAAATAAATTCATATACTAGACATTATAATGATTTTATTATTAAATTATTAGCATCAGACTTAATTAAAAGAATCGGACAAATAAAAGAAGTACAAGGCGATTATATAACACAAATATTATGTAAAACTAATGAAGGAGCACATGTCGACCATATTTTTTCAAATATTAATGAAGATGATAATATCATTTATAATAGAAAATTAGATCAACTTGAATTTTTGAGAACATCATGTTTATATGATGGCCATGCTGACATTGATCAAGTTAATGATAATCTAAAAATAAAACAAACACATAACATTAATAGACAGATTAATAGACGTTTACGTAAGGAAAATAAAGATATATCGGATCATAGACCAGTTATTGCTGATTTATATTATAATGATTATATGATAGCTGAATCTGCATCAACTTCTGGATCAAGATTTGCATCAACTTCTGGATCAACTTCTGGTTCAAGATTTGCATCAACTTCTGGTTCAACCTTTGCATCAACTTCTGGATCAACATTTGCATCAACTTCTGGATCAACTTCTACAGATGCAAGTACATCAGATTATCTTAGAACAGAATCGGTAGGATTAGAATCAGAAACAGATCATACTCCAAAATTAGGTAATATAATAGTAGTATATCCAATATCAATGCCAGGAGTTGGTAAAAATTATTTATTTGATCATGTAAAACAGTATTTTGGCAAAGAAAAAATTATAATTCACGAAAGAGATAAGATAGGAACCGAATATCATAAACCAGTAATACAATCTATTCATGAGCATACTAGTGGTGATATGGTATTAATATTAAATAGAAATTTCGATCCATCATCTTTGAGAAGTGAAGAAAAAATAGTTATTAAAGAATTTACTACGTCAATAACAACCAAACTAATCAAAGACCAAAGTATTAATTCAATTTTAGAAGAAAAATCAAAAACATTTAAAATAATTAATGTTGCATTAGATTTTAGGAATGGAAAAGAAACATTTGATAATAATGATAAATTTGTTAGTTTTATAAATGTTTTAAGAAGAAGAGACCATTTAACTGTTAAATCGGAAGTAGGTGCTTTTAGAACATTTTTTACATTTTGTGAAAATTGGAAAGGAAATGCAATTATACCAAAAACTTTTTTAAACATAAAAATACAATGGCATAGATATGATTTTGATTTAGATATAATTGATCCATTACTAAATCAGTTTTTTAATACTTCTTTTTTAATTGAGGATTTAAAAACAAGACACAAAAAAATAGAAAATGTAACATTGGAACATATTAAAGATTATATTATTTATAAAATGCGAATTACACAACCTCAATTAGACAAATTATTAGACATATTATTTTATTATAAATTTAGACAGTTTATTACATCACCTAATATTAGTATTAGACCAAAAAAAGATTCATTTCTTTTACCAGCTGAAATTAGTATTAGTCCATTAATTGAATTTATTAAGAAACATATTAGACTCTCTAAATAGACAGTTAAGTAAAGTCCAGACAAATCTGGACAATTTACTTAATATCTCTACGAAAATCCGAACATTTCTTGAGCTGACATCAAAAAGAAAGTATAATAAAGTTGAAATTTTTTCTAAATGAGATGTATTTATTAAATTATTAAATAAACTTAATAAATCAAATCAAAATTAAATCCAAATGGAAATGCCCCCTTATGGTCTAGGAACCTATACAGTTCAAGGTGAAAATTGTTCTAATATCATTTTATCGGCCCTAGAAAATTCTTATAGACTTATTGATACTGCTGAACTTTATCAAAATCATTCGGATATTGCTATTGGAATAAAAGCAGCTACTCACGCTAATATTGTAAAAAGAGAAGATATTTGGTTAACATCTAAAATTCATAATCGGGATCAGCGTAAACTTAATATTGGTCCAGCTATTCAAAAAATTTTAACTGATCTCGATACTGATTATCTTGATCTGATTATTCTACATTCTGCACAAAAAAAATATTTAGAAGCTTATACTGAATTAATTAGATGTGCAGAACATTTTAATATCAAACATATTGGTGTTAGTAACTTTAGAGTTGATGAATTAGAAAAAATTATTGATAAAACTGGTATTACACCTTATCTAAATCAGATTGAGATATCACCATTTAATCAAAGAATAGCTTTGAGATCATATATGGCGGAAAAAAATATTATTACCCAAGCATATGCTTCTCTAACTTGTGGTATATCATTAAATTCAGAATATTTAATATCAGAAGAATATAATCCAGATCAATTACTTTTGGCTTGGGCTACTCATTATAATTTAAGACCAATTCCAACTGCTCATACAACTGAACATCTTATTAAGAATTTTCATACAATGAAAGAGATTGAATTAGATCAAACTCATGTAGAGAAGTTAGATCAGATAACAGAAATTGTGTGTAATTATAAACAACATGCTGATAAAATTAATTTATAAATGTTTCCACAACATTATTTTAGTTTAACAAATCTATATCACCAACTTACAAAGGAACACGCCCTAAATCTGGTTCAATGGTACTTTTATTCTATGGTCCATCTTGGGCCTTTGGAATAATAGGATCAGATCTCAATTGGTAGTTAGGATTACGAAGTGTTTGTCCAATTGTATCAAGACCAATATGGTTACCAGTTTGGAGAAAATCAGACATGGTGGTATTTTCTACTAGTGTTTCTGGTTGAATTAAACTCATTTTTTTAATGTATATAATCTTTGACAGCTCAAGAAAATTGTATAGCTAAGATGATAACCTAACATCTCTTCGTCAAAAAGATCTAAATAATATATAAATATGCTTTAGATCTTTTCAACTAGTTATTAAAATAATATAAAATGAATCATATATTTATTGAGAATTTTATATTATTTTAATTATCGATATGTCCTTGAAATTTTTTAAATTGTCAAGATTTATAAATATCATTAATAGTAGTTATAAAAAATATATAAATTAATTATATATTATAGAATGAGTGAAAAAAAATATGAAAGTTCATCAATTTGTAATTTATGTTCATGGTGCATTCTTATTAGTTCACTGGTATCGCATTCCTGTTTATTCTGGTCGAAGAAATATTGCTTGAGTTTATGTAGTAAAAAAAGTTCTGGTATTGCTTCTGGTACTGCTTCTGGTACTGCTTCTGGTATTGCTTCTGGTACTGCTTCTGGTACTGCTTCTGGTACTGCTTCTGGTACTGCTTCTGGTACTGCTTCTGGTACTGCTTCTGGTACTGCTTCTGGTACTGCTTCTAATGCAGGTAAGTAAGGTCCAGTTAAGACCCATAATGAATATTTAATACAAGGATAAATAAAAATAATATTTTCTTAATAATCATATACTTACTAATTTAATAATCATATACTTTTAGGATACTAGTAGATGGTTAACTATTCACTGCTTATTATTTACTGACACATGAGCAGTTTTGCAAAAATAAGACAACGAATTCATAATAACAGCCAAAATGGAAAGAATTAATTTATATATGGTAAAAATAAATCTTTATAAATATTAACCAGTTATAAAATTTATTTATGAAATAATAATATAATCATGTTATTATTATTTCAAACTATTTTAAGTATTTCGGCAACAATTTTCTCTATAGCCAGTGGTTATGGAGCATACAATGAATATTTAATGAAAAGAGAAAAATATATAATTGAATGTATTTCTGATTCAGTTGAATATTCGTATTTGACATATGTTAAACAACAAAAAAAAGATAATTGGTCTAGTGATCACAAAAAAATAGCTAAAAAATATGCTGTCGATTATTTTAATAATAATTGTATTTATAAAATAAATTATATGAGATTAAATAGATTAATTGATTATAGATTATTAGAAATTAAAGCATTAAAAAATCAACATATACGACAAATACAACATCTAGAGTAATATCATAATCTAATCATATACCTGATAATCATATACTTACTGATTTAATAATATCTATAAATTTATCTATTAAATTCTGTTTCTTTTTTCCTAACCATATTAAATACTCATCTGCTGTCTTATACTGGATTATATCTGGAAATATTGAACACCAATGATATATTGTTATCTGTCTCTGATTATGTGGTAGCTTATCATGCGATCTATATCTAATTGCTCTACCAATTACTTGATTTATTTTTGCTTCATTAAAATGTGGTTCCATTATATGTATCTGTCTGGTATTTAGGAGTGTTATACTCTCTGAAGCCGCCGAACTTATCAGTAAAACTTCAAATTCGCCATTATTATACGAATTGATTATTTTATCCATTGATTCCTCTGTAGTTGATCCTTTGATTATCTTGTGATGGATTCCTTTGTCATTCAAATTTACTGATATCGGATATATACCATTTGCTAAGAAATTTGAATAAACAATAACTGGTTTATGACCCTCGATTATTTTATTTACAATCTCTATAATTTTTGGTGATTTATGATCATTATCAATAGTATTGGATAATTGTCTGGTTGCGGTTAAGAATGCATTCTTCTTTCGTACATCTAGGGTAATAAAATCAACATTATAATCTTCTGCATTTATATCAGTATCTAAATGAACAATTCTTTTGGATACGGGATGAATTAATCTAACAATATAGTTTTTATATTCAAGTAGTTGGGCCTGTGACAAATGAACCGTTGGATATTCTGTTTGAATTTTTAAACTATTCATATTGGTTAGGGGTTCGTAGAATGATACATAACCTTTGATTTTGCTTTTTAAATTATCTATATCCTTGAACTTAAGATCATAGGTTAATTTGTTTAAATTTATATCTGAATTTGCTAGATTTTCCACATAATAAAAATCAAATAGTGATTTGTCCGTAGTTAAGACTTCTGCATTAGCAGCTATATTTAGTAACACACAAAAATCAGTTGGATGATTTACAATTGGTGTTCCTGTTAGCAATATTATCTTTGTAGCTAATGGTAAACTATTTATTATAAACATCATTAGAGCAGTTTGTGATCTTAAATGGTGTGCTTCATCTATTATTACAATCCTATTTCTAAATAGATCAAAATCAGTGGTTAGAACCTTAATTACTTTTTGGAATGTATAGAATTCAAATCTAGTTTTGTCAAAATC